TCTTCCCAACATCTTTGATATTCTTGTAGAGTTTCTTCTGTCCACTCTACCTGAACACCTGCTGCTTTAAGTAAAGGATTACCTAGATAAAGTTCAGCCATCTTTCTTCGCCTTCAACATCTTTTGGAGTTCTGCAGTAGAACCAACAAAAAGATTATTGTTGACACTCGTTGGCCCACCCTTTTCAACTTTTATGTCTTTTTTTGTTTTGTGGAGATTGAGAAGTTCTTTGTTGGTTGTGGTCAACTGTCCTATGGTTTGTTGTACCACCTCAAAAGCTCTTGGATGTTCTGACTGTTTAGCAATCTCAAGGAGTTCGTCAAGACCATCTGTACCCCTTTCGATCAAATTATATAAATTTTCTCTGGCGTACTGAAAATCGGTTTCACTATCATCATCTGTGATAGCAGGGACCACACGTTCTGCTTTTACTATTTCTTTCTTTGGTTTTTCTACAATCCCAAAGACTTCATCCAAATGGTTGTCAATATTATCCATATCATACATCTGTGCCTGTTGTTACATCATAATTCTTACTTGGTTCAAAAAATTCAAAGGTTTCACTAAATCCATAATCATCACTTGCAACTGCTGTAGTTGGAGATGGTGTAACTGTATATCTGGATTTGACAGTAGACTCAGCAGCACCTTCACTACTGTCTTCAGATGCAATTCTTTCGTAGTTTCCTGTTTCTAGTAATATGTAGTCAGTAGTATCTGAATCAGAAGTTTCCAATAATACAAAATTTACCTCAAATCCAGTTTGATCATTGCCAGGTATACGAAAGTTGACTTCAATCTGTTTGATGACCGAACTTGTTTTAATATCTGGATAAATCATTCCCTTCAGTAAAAAACTGAGAGTCCAAATGATTGTCCTTCTTGTTGCAAGTTCTCCCTCATATTCATCACTTTGACTTGCAGATTCAAGAACAATCGGAATATCTGTCTTGATTCCCATATCTGGAATCGTATTAACTGTGACTGTAAATTGTGGTGTAAAATATGGAAGAATCTGTTCTAATATCTGAGTACCATCTTCTGCATTATTGACTAAGATAAAAAGGTCAAAAGTAAAATTGTATGGCACAGGATTGTATTGAGACATCAGTGAGGATGTAGTAGATGTATTTGCTGCTACATTTCTCCCTAATGTATTCAGTTTTCTTGCAGGATCATAAGATAATCCAGTAAGAGAAAACCCCATCCTTGGTACTCTTGTGGCTACAACTCTTCTATCGGTAGTGCTCTCTTGAGTTGCAAGAATCCATTTTTGTTTTGGGCCATATCCAAGAGGAACTTTGATTCTTTCGACCACAGCTCCACCAGAATTTTTTCTCTCTACGTTGAGATCATTAAATAGTGTTCCAAATGCTGCCACGTATTTTCGTATCGTTTGATGATAAAAGGTAGATCCTAACATTAGTAATTAGTCCCTTCACTAAATGGATTACCCTCTGAAAAATCAAGGATTGTATCAGCATCTGTTTCAATTTGTTTGTTACTTGTTGCAGTGTCAGTTATACCAGATTCAATTTGTGCAAGAGTTTCTACTGCTTCATCTGTTGTCTGTTTGGTTTCATAAGTTCCTGTGGCCAAACTCGTTGCACCAGTAAGAATTTCTCCTACTGTAAATACTCCTGTCATATTGATAAGGTATAAGTATCTTGTTGTAGCATCCCACTTTGCAACTTCTCCTGTTTTTGCAGATGTTCCACCTGTGACAGTTTCACCAACTTGGAAAGTACCTGGCGCTGGACTGGCTGCCAACTCAAAAGTACGAACAAAAGATTGTTGAACCTCAATATCATCAATGGTTTCAATGCCCGTATCAATTTTCTCATCTCCGTATGCAAAAAGTTCACATACAAGGTCAAATGTTTGAAGAGCACCAGTTTGATAAAATGTATTTGTACTCTGGACATCTAATATTTGAAAAAGTCCATCTGTCAAAGGAAAATAAATCAAGTCGCCAGATTGTGGTTCTTTGTCTCTACCCTCACCTTCAAAATTTAATTCTTCAAATCTTCTTCTGGATACTGTGAGTGTAATTTGATCTCTTACCTCAAGACCAAAATTAGATACGAAAGTACCTTCACCTTCAAAGCCGTCTACGTTCTTGATATACATTTCAACAACTCTTTGATCTTTAAATTGAGATATACGATCTTCACCATATAACTTATCTTCATTTACAAGAGTTCTTGGCATGTAATGTAAATCAATGCCATAGACTTTGATGGACTCAATTATAATACTTTCAATGAGTCTTTGGTCTGGTGTGTTTGTTCCGTAATGGTTGAAGTAATGATTGGTTGCCATGTTATCCAATCATAAAATCGTCTGGAAGCTGATACTTCAGTTGAACCTCTTCTTCTATTCTTTCTATTTCTTGTGTTGCATCATCGTAAAGTTGTCTTCCATTGAGTGTTACTCCACCTGGCAGTTGAAGTCCTTCAAACTTGATTAGATTTTGCCCCCATTGTTTTTTGAAAAGAGATGTAACGTATTTCTTGAGAAACATATCCCCATAAACATCTGAAAAAGAAGATGGATCTGTTATTGTATAACACTCAGCAACTATAAAGTCATCAATCTTAACATCATCCCCCCACCGAACATCCAAATATAATCTATCTGTATGTCGATTAAACCTAAATCTCGGCATTGTATTAAAAAGGTTATTGATAGTAGTGAGTTGTTGTTGTGTAAAAACGTAGTTACTCATTTGAGCACCAGTTCCCATCCTATAAAGATCATTTAATGCATACTGATAGTTCACTGAAAACATATTCGTATTTCCTTCTGTCTCTCTGTAAAAAGGAATTACACCTTTTACTCCGATAATGTTTTCAGTAATTGAAATATATTCATTATCAAAGTCACCTAATGAATTTGCATTAGAAGCTGCAGTTGTGGCTGATGCACCACTTGTTGCGCCAGTTACAGTTTCACCATTACCAAATGTGGTAGTAGTATTTGCATAAAATGTGTTCCCATCTCCGCCCGATTTTACTTCTGGATTTTTGTATCGAATTGTAGTATTGGCACTAATGTAATCATGGACTGTTGCTCTTACACCAGTTGTTCCACCAGTGATCGTTTCTCCTGCAGTAAATACAACATTTGCAGTTAGTTTGAGAGTAGAACCTGTGATTTGATGTTTGAGAAAAGTTGGTTCAGTTGCATCAAAATGATATTCTTGAAAGTACTCAAGAGCATCATCAATACGATCTTCCATCTGATCGTCATCAAGATTCAACTCTACTACTGGATGGCCGAGTTGTCTTTTTGCGTAATCTTTAAGTGTTGCTCGAGAAGTTGGTTGTGTCATTTCGTCCTCAATAAGTTGCTGATGCAGATACTGTTATTACACCTTCAGCCAATCTTTCTATTGTACTTCCATCCGATTGTGTGTATTCTATATCGTAGACATATTGGCCAGGAGAGATTGAAGCCGTCTGAGTTGCAGTCAGAGAAATAGTGACATTTGACCCTGAATCTGCACAAGTTAATGTGACTACGTTATTTGATGTGTAATGTGATGGTCTGAGTTTTCCAGCACAAGTTCCAGAAGAAATAGCAACATTTCCTCCAGCCGTATTCTTGGCCGTAATCACTTTCTCAAAGGTTGTACCTTGATCTATGACCAGATTAACAGTTTGTTTGTTGAGAGTAAGTGCCATGAAATCTCCTTAGAATTATAAACCTTTCCATATATTTAGTAATGGAAGGAGTTAGGAGATTAAGATGGTTCAGTCGGCCAACCATCACCGATATTGACAGCGATGAGATCAGTAACATTTGTAGTAGCAGATACTGCAGTTTCGTGTGCTGTGGCCTTGGTTCTTACTCCATCTCTATATGTTTGTACTGCAGAAGGAATTGCTGTTCCATCGTCTGCCTTACGAACAACATACCAATCATAAGGTTGAAGTTTTGAACCTTGAATATCTTTTACTTCTTGAACCTTACTCCACTGTAAACCTCTTGAATGAAGAGAAAGGTCACCAGATATGGTAGTTGAAACTGCTGGAGAAAGAGCACCTGTCCCATCGGGTTTGATACCTCTTACAGTATTTCCATTTGCCCAATTTCCTTTGGTTACTTCTACGTGCAGTTTTCCTGCTTCTTTAGAGATGATGTTACCTGTCTTACCTGCAGAACTATGATTTGCACTACTTGCAATCTTATCTCCATCAGAAAATCCATCAGAAGAAGCAACTGGAATCGTGTAAACATCCTTCAAGGGTTTTTCAGTACTTGTATATGTCCCTGTCACACCTGTTACATTATTATCTGCATCTTTGGTGACTGCATATGTTGGTCCAGATACATTGTGATATTTTGAATCACTTGGTTGATTGGTCATTGTGACAGCCCAAATCTTTAGTGCTTTTAGTTCTGAAGCAGACCAGAGAGAAAATATACTTGCAGGATATTGGACACCATTCAAAGTGATGCCAACTGGCCTCATGTATAGTTGAGCGATTGTGTCGTTATCGTTGAGTCGTGCCCACATAGTTAATTTCCTTAAAAGTTGTTACTATTATATTTATAAACTTTGGTTATCTTGCTGTTGCATA